GCCCCCCCGGTTTAAGACCGAGATCCCCCCCCATACTTAGGGCCTAGGTTGGCCATGTTGCCATATGGCGCAACCAACCGGGAATCCTAAGTATAGGTACTTCTCTCGATCCGAACGCCCTGTTTATACTCAGAAACGCGATGAGTCTTCGGAGTCGAACCCAGATGGCATTACGCCCTCTGACATTCCCTGGTCAGGGGACATGCCCAAGGGTAGGCCTCGGAGACAACAGCTATAATCCCGTTCCCGATACTGACCACGATCCTCCTACGAGGGGCTGGTAGGCCACTACCCCACCATCACGATCCTCGCGGTGGGAAGGTAGTCAATATCAGTAGTAGAGTCACTGTTGGCCGAGACAGGACACGAAGCATCACACTGTCTGCTACCCAGTAGCAGTGGGTGCCTCTTGTCTCTCCCGGGTGGGGACGTGCTTTGGTACCAAAGACAGCACTGACCCAGCTGGCGGTTCCACGGTTGGCCTACCAACTGACCCAGTACTGGCCACGTTTTGCAAGCAAGACGGACAGTGCGGGTGGCCAGCCAGACCTCGTAGCCCTATACCTCTGAGACCCTTAATAAGGGCCATTAGTCGATTCAGGAAGCCCTATATCGGCCGGGGGCAGCGTGCCCCTGTACCGAGATAGAGCCGACTGAATCCACGCCATCTGCCTTCGCCTTCTTCGCTCGCCACGGTTGCTATCCGCAGCGAACTGGAAGTTGAAAGCAGACCGCGTCCGCGCCCTACTCACCGCAGATAGGTACTCCAAAGAGTGCCCGCGGTAGAGCTCGAGAATCCGATCACGAACACGTTTTCGGAAGAAAACGTATCCCGACATCATCCTTTGCTCTCCGGGTGTGGCCATGCTCTCCAACCAAGCGAGAAACGCCGAGTTGAGGAGCTGACCATAGCGATTGATGATTTCACCCATCAACCACCACCCCAGTGGTGTACCCACTAACAGGATCAGCTGGACCAGCCGCCCAGTGAACTCCGGACCAACCCCAAATTGTTTAAGCCCTGTAAGGGGCCAACTCTTTAAGAGCCAGCGTCGAACACCGGGACTCACTGTTTCCAGTGAGTCCATCCATTTACCTGGATGAAGGCGGCCCAGCCAACCCTGGAAGGAGATAGTCTCAAGGAGCCCATATGCACCGAGCTCGTCAGTAGGGATCTTCGATCCTACGGTTAGGATCTCATGAAGATCGACCACTGAGAGTCGCGAGCAATGGACAACCAACCAGATACCCCTCCACCATGGATAGGCTGGCTGCACCAAAGTTGTGAGTGCAACTCTGATGCTGACCGGATACGTTCTGATGGCTTTCTTAAGGTCAACAGAGCGTGCCGAAAGCAAGGAAATTGCACGCGCAACGGCGATGGGAAATAAGGCAAAGCCACGGCGGTGAAGGTGTCGTACAACGACACCCGCATCAATGGGATAACGGAAAACCTGATACAATAGTTTTACCGGTATCCCACTCACGTCGCCCTGAGGTGTAACGAGCCTCTTACAAAACTCGAAAACACCCGATTGAGATATCAGGGATTTCTCCTCTGATATAACAACCCCTAATTCCGACATCACCTCGCGATACCGTTTCGCAACTTCTGAGTCAAAGATTACGATATCGTCCCCTACGATACCATAATCCTCGAACCAGGAGGTACGACCTATAAGTCCTGCACAGTATTGAACGATGGCATGGTGTGCCAGCGCCAGTAATGCCCAAGAAGAATAAGCCCCCATAGGCTGGCCTACTGCATACAAACGGGATAGCCAGGGTCCATCCGGACGGAGTCCCTCTTCCACACTCCATACAGAATCTCTGTCCCACCACTTACGGGCGGTCAAGAGATGCTTCCAGAGAGTTGCTTCCTCAAATCCAATGATATGGGAAAGTAACTCCTGGTACAGGTGCACTGGCATCCTGTCAGTCGCAGCAGACAAGTCATATGAGTAAACGGTAATTCCCTTACCATGCTCACCCAACCTCGAGAGAATAGAGTCTCTGAGGCGGGTTACACAGGCTTCCTGGTCAAAGGTACCGTCCTGAGGGATGGTACGCAGAGTGTCGAAAACGAGGTTATGGACGGGCTTCATTAATAGCTGCGTCCAGTAATCCGTAATCGCCACTATACGCACCTTCCCGGCAGGCTCCTCGATACGATGGAGCCTACTAAGCCAGGAGGTAACCCCAGACAGCGCGGTCCATGAGGGAAAGAGTATCCAATGGACGCAGGCAAAGAACCTGACCTGTATCTTAAACCAGATTCTGTACCAACGCCCATAGACTGCACCAGCGTACTCCTCTTGGAACAGACGGATAGTCTGGTGCGCGCCAGAGAGCAGCGAAGCTGCGTCCCTGACGGCAGACACACTACCCATCAGACCATGAGGGCCTACGCTGGTACTTAACCACAGTCGGGGCCTTTTAAGCTTACCTATATGCAGATGGCCAAGAAAACGCTCCACAGTGTCCGAGAACCCTAACAGGTGGTCACTCTCTCCAGAGTAACCATCCGTTATGGTCTCGACCTTGACTTTAGGGGGGACTACAAGCCCCCGATAAAGCCCTAGGAGTGTCAGAGTGAGCATGATACCCACTCTGTCACCACTGCGGATACGTTTCCTTAGGTCCGCCGGTAGGAAAGAAGGTAAACCCTTTCACAGACCGACGAACGGCGGACTAATGGTATTACTGAGAGTCTCACCGGAACAATAATGTTCAACAACACGCTTGCACTCTTTCAAGTACAAGACAGTGAAGAGAGCACCATTGTCACGGTAGAGGGAGCGTATTGAACGACTGAGGTCGCCCAATGCGCCCACACCAAATAGGAGCACCAGAAAGTTAGTCAACTTCCTGATGCCTCCTCCGGCAATTAACCAGTTGTTTACTTGATTTAACATTATTGTTAGATTAAGAGCAATTTGTCACTCCCTCGAGTGACTTAATGGTTGACTGCTGTGAAAAGCGTTTCACTGTTATGGGGGCGACAACCCCCACGCAGGACCACTAAGCCACGTCAAGGGGACGTGGTCTGGGGGTCGGTACCGAAACCGGTCGCGGGAGGGGGCTAGAGGGATCTCAACGTGAGGTACTTGCGGAACCTAAACCGTCGAGGCATAGCCGGGGGCCCATCGCGACGCGCCTCAGCACCTGAGGCG